GTTCTTGTCACTCTCCTGCTCGTGCTGCGGGAGGTAGGCCTGGCCCGCCGCGCGCATCGCCTCGGTCCCGCCGAGCAGCCTCTCCGCCAAATCCCAGCGCGGTGTCATGGCCTTGTGGGCCGAGGATGGGGTGGATACGTCGGCTTCCTGCTGTTTCTGGGTAGTCACGGGCAACTCCTCGGGGCTGGTGTTCTGATCGCCCGATACTGCACCGGAGGTCCCGTACTGTAAGCCCTCAGCCGGGCCCAGGTACGACAAAGCCCGCACTGGGCGGGCTCTGAAGGACTGTGGGGATGCCGCTGCAAAGGCCCCGGACGTTGTCACCCGGGGCCAGTACGTCTAGCACCGCAGTCGTCGGTGTGTCGAGGCATGGGTGCATGATGCCAGGCATACTTCAGGGCGTACGCCGTCATTAGAAGCTGCCCCGGCGGACCTGGGAGCGCTTGAAGCGGAGGCGGTAGCGCACGTCGTCGCCGATGTGGTCCTCGGCATCGGTGTCCACGTCATCGGGGTCCTTGTCCGACCTCTGCAGGGGTGGTATCGTGCGGACAAAGTCGGGGCAGGTCTCGCCGACCACGAACAGGCCAGGCTTCTCCCGGGGCATGCCGTGGCGCACCTCGCCCTCCTCGTCCAGGTTGGCGGCGCCGGCCAGGCGCTCCCTGAACTGCTGCCAGCCCTGCTTCCTGGAGCCCGGGCCCTTGTCGGCGGCCTCCCACTTGACGCCGACCTTCGCCATGTCCTTGGCGATGCAGACCCCGTTCTCTTCCGTGAAGATGGCCGAGTCCGCGGGGCCGGGCTTCACCCGGCCCGCCAGGCCCATCGCTATCTCGCGGTAGCGGATGCCCTCGCCGATCGCGCTGGCGAGCATGCGCAGGCCCTTGTTCTCCTCGCCCTTCTGGCAGCCGTACCACTCGTGAATCCTGAAGAGGTCGCCGCGGACCGTGCGCATGACGCGGTTGTTCGGTAGGATGAGGTCCGTGCCGTCGCTCTCGGCCCACCAGCCGACCGAGAACGGCCTCGACGAGCCCCAGTCGAAGCTGCGGTCGATGATCCAGGACCGCGGCACCTGGAAGCGCGGGACGATGTGCACCCCGGAATTCCAGAGGTCGTCGAACATGCCTCCGGACGTGATGTCCCAGGAGCCCCTGAGCCAGGCCTCGACCTGCTGCGGGTTGGCCGCCGAGGCACGGATGCGGGAGATGTAGTCCGGGTCCGCGTCCAGGAGGATGCGGTTCTCCTCGATGTTGCCGTGCAGGGCGATGCGGTCCGGCTCGCCCTCGGTGCGGATGACCTTGCCGCGCATCTGGGGCAGGCGGTAGCGCTTCTTGACCCAGTTGTGGCCCTTGCCGTAGGGGTTGGTGGTGGCGCGGACCTTCCTGGGGATGCCTGGCACCGTCGAGCGGCAGCACGACATCATCAGCTTGAAGCAGACGTCGGTCGCCCAGTTGGTGAGCTCCTCCCAGCCAATCCACGGGTACGCGTGGCCGTGGTACTTCCTGTAATCATCGGCCTTGGCCATGTGGCGGAGCAGGAGCTGCTCGCCGTCCGGGAAGGTCCAGACGTAGTCGGACTCGTTGAACTTGGCCTTCGGGAACCACAGCGTGAACCACGCCTTCGACTTGGCGACGATGTCGGCGAGCTCGGGGTACGACTCGCGGAAGAGGATGCCGCGCCAGGCGGCGCCGAAGCCCCGGCCCACATGCTGGCAGAAGTCGGCCAGGAGCGCGTCGGTCTTGCCCGGGCCACGTGTGCCCTCGTAGAGGCACTCGAAGATGGGGCACGACAGGAACAGGACCTGGGAGCCCGGCTGGGGCGCCCAGACCTTGGGAGGGAGCTGGTCTGTCGGTCGAATCTTCATGGTCGACCGATGATAGCGTGCAGCCTGGCAGCGGTAACCCTACGTCTCGCCGTTGCGGTCGAAGTAGAGTGGCCCACAGGGGCCGCGGGCTGGCAGACACCCGGAGCCGTCGGCAAAGTAGACCGGCTCCCGTTCTGGTTCCGCCCGGCGGTACTCCTCCGGCCCGCCCAAGTCCTTGTCGTAGCGCGGGCCGTAGCCCGCACCAGCATTGAGCTCCCTGTGCCAGGAGGCCGCGGCCTTATCAGCCCAGGCGTTGGCCTTCGCCTCCCGGTACTGTGCCTCCGTGACGCCACTGTTCCTGACCGTCTCGTAGGCCCACACGGCGTAGCCCGGGTCGGCCCTCACGATGTCATCGATCCGTCGGTTGCGGTACTTGCCGAAGGTGAAGAGGGGAATGTCGGGCGTCATGTCGTCCTCTCCGCTATCTTGGCCTGGAGCTCGACCGAGGCGTACCGCATGCCCCTGCAGATGGCGTCCAGCCTGCGCTCCTCCGCCAGCTCGTCCAGGAAGCCCCTGGGCGTGTCGTGGCGTGGCGCGTGGCCGAGCACGAGGACGGCGTGCGTCCTAGCCTTCAGGGGCCCGTAGAGCCGCAGGAAGGCGCCAAAGCGCTTGGCCTGCTTCTTCGGCCGGGCGACGTCCTGCCTCCGCGGCTCCCTGTCCCGCTTCATGCACGACGCCCTGCCTGGCATCCTGGCCAGCGCGGCCTGGTACTGCTCCTCGCTGACGCCGCCCCGCATCACGGGCGCCACGACGTTCTCGTAGGCCCACTTGACGTACCAGGGGCGCAGCTGCACGACCTCGTCGATCGGACGGCCCTGGTACATGCCGAAGACGAACTCAGAGGATGCCATCGAGAAAGCTCCCCTCTTCGACCGGGTCCTCATCGGGCGTAACCGGCGCCAGCACCGACCGGCAGTTGGAATGCTGAGGGGCCTCTACCGATAAGGCCCTCATCGCTATGCTGATCCTGTCGAGCACCTCGTCGCACGTTACGCCCTCGCGCGCGGCGACCTCGCAGGCCTCGTACAGGCCACGCGGGATGCCCATGTGCCTGGCCCCTTTGCGGTAGCTGAACTCGATGTACTTCGGGAACCGCCGGGCGACATCGAGCATCCGCCGGCCGGCAAAGCGCCCGCGGTCGAACCGCAGGCCCCCGAACTGGCCCTCCGCCCAGTCACATGCGGGGATGGCGTCCCTGAACATGCGGTCCACGTCCTCCTGGGAGGGCCAGTGCGGAGGACGAGGGCCCCCAGCCCCACCGGCCCCGATGGCGGTGACGACGCGCGTGTCGCCGTACGCATCGGTCGAGACATGGTGGATTATCCCGGAGCCCCCGCCACTGCCATACGCCACTGCGTCCGAATAGTGGATCTCTTTACCGTCCTTCTCCGGGTAGAAGGCTACGCCCATCCCGTTCCCGAATACGTGTGCTCCTCGTCCTACCCTCATCACTACCTCCTGAAAAGAAAAATGCCCCGGGGCGATGCGCTCAATTCTGGCGCCGAACCCGGGGCTTGGGCCCGTCGTATGGGATCAACGAGGGGGCCTGCAGATGCGCGCCTTCGCCTGCTCCAGGCTGGAGCCGAAGAGCCAGCCCGGGCAAACCCGGTCCGGGTCCGCCGGCGGAGGACTGTAGCAGGTCTGCCCAGGTGGCGCGGGCTCGCGCGTGGCCGCCTGCGCGGCAAGCAGGATCAGGAACCCCCAGGCGAGGCCACAGAGGAACGCAGGCACCGGGTGCACGCGCGGGGCCCTCACAGCGACCTCCCTCCCAGGGCGCTCAGTACGGAGAGCTCCGTCCAGATGCGGTGGAGCTCCTCCATGTCCTCGACCCGGGCGTCACGCCACTCGCAGTAGTCGACGTCCCAGGAGCCTCCGTGCTGGTCCAGCTCGTAGCCCTTGCGGTGCTCCTCGACCTGGAGGACGAGGAGCGGCTGGCGGAGCAGGCGCTGGATCGGCCGGGCGCGGGTCTTGCCCGTCAGCCTGACGGAGATCATATGTCCTCCAGCTTGACCTGGACCTGATTCAAGACACACTCCGGCCGGCGCCCAACATACTGGGCCTGGACAAAGCTGACCTCAATGCCCTGCACAGGGCAGTCCGTCTTCGCCCTGAATTCCAGCAGCCGACTCGCCAGGAAGTTGGCGATGTCACCCTCCAGTTGACGCTTCTCCCTGCGGAGCTCGTCTACCGTCAGGGCAGCCATCAGAAATCCCCCTCGGCAACCTGGTAGCAGGTGAGGCCGTGCCGGCGCCACATCTGGACCACGCGGTCGCGGTCGTCGAAGACACAGAGGATGTCCTCGAGGGGCGGTAGGGTGCCGTCCAGCAGCCAGGTCTCCTTCAGGACGTCGTCCTTGGTGTAGTCGCCAGCCGGGCGCATGACGAGGCGGTCGTAGCGGTCCAGGTGGGTGTTGAGCCACACCACGGTCTCGTCGTACACCTTGCCACTGCGGCCGCTGACGATCCACAGCTCGCGCGCCGGGTCGGCCTCCAGGAGGCTCTCCACCAGGTGGACGGTGGTCTCGATGGGCATGTCGTCCACGCAGGCCTTGTGGAAGGCGTCCCAGTTCGGCCGGAAGTTGGGGTCGCGTATCGTGCCGCCCAAGGATGCGGGGGCCCTTACCTGTGGGGCCGTCACGAAGTGCCGGCGGTGCATGAGGTCGGCCAGGGTGCCGTCCAGGTCACACAGGATGATCTTCCGCTCACTGGCGGGCTTGGTCAGTCGGTCCATGCTCTCAGTCCTTTTAAGTGCTCGGGATAGAAAGAAGGGGCACCAGGAGCGCCCCTCCGGGTTGGATTACGAGGCCGTGGAGGCCTCGGCGGTCGAGGCAGCCGTGGTCTGCACCGGCTCGCCGGTCAGGCCCGCCACGGCCGCCTGGAATGCCCTGGCGGCCTCAGTGTCCTTGCCCAGGGCCTCGGTCGCCTTGGTCAGGGTCTCGGC